CCTATAATGATAAAGGTAACTTTGACAGGGTTATGGCTTTAATGATGGTCATGATTTATAAAAAAGAACTAACAAATGTTCATGTGAAGGAGAAGAAAGTAGAGAATAAGATTGATCCCTTTTTTACTACAGTACATTTCCCACATGACAGACAACTAAAATTTAATAGAAGGTAAAATGGGAATAAATACAAACTATTCAGCAGTACCTATTCAAAAGTTACCACTGACTAAGAAGACTAAACCATGGCGAGAATCAAATATAGATGCTTTTATTGGTAAAGCAACTAACGCTAGTGTTAATGGCAAATCAGAAGCTGAAGATTTAAGAATCAAATATGACCTGTATAATGGTAAATTTGATGTGAGAGATATTGAATATGTAGTAGATCCATTCAAAGTGGGTGACTCATTACCAGCATCTCCTCAAAACTTTAACATTATCAGACCTAAGATTGACTTATTAATCGGTGAAGAATCTAAACGACCTGAGAATATCAAGGTATTATCTACTGGAGACAGTGGAGCTGGTAAAGCAGAACAGGTTGAATTAGAATTACTTATGCAATATGTTATGTCTAAATTGGGAGAACAACCTCAAGAAGGTCAAGAACCACAGACGCCAGAACAGATTGAAAAGTATATGCAATATGAATATTCTGATATAGCTGAAAAGACAGGATACTATGCTTTAAAATATTTAAAGGAGAACTTAAACACTCCAAATGAATTCTTAAAAGGATGGAAAGATGCTTTAATAGCTGGTAAAGAAATACATTACGTAGGTAGAGTTAATGGAGAACCACACATGGAACGTGTGAATACAATAGGTTTCAGTTTCGATAAAAGTCCTGATGTGGAATTTATTGAGAAAGGAGACTATGCAGTACGTCATATGTCTATGACTCCAGGTGCTATTCATGATAGATTCTATAGTTCATTAACTAATGGTCAATTAGATACATTAATAGAAATGACAGGTGGTGGACGCACCAAGTTTAACAAAGCTGGTCAAGTAAATTATGATAAGGTATTATATAAAGAATCTATAGATTTAGGTACTTATGGTAATGGAAGTGATCAAGGTACATCATATTTAGATGTATATCATGTTACTTGGAGATCTATGAAAAAACTAGGTTTCTTAACATACATAGATGAAGAAGGAGAAGAAGTAGAAATAACAGTAGATGAAACTTACAGAGTTAGCCCAGATGAAACAATCGAGTGGCAATGGGTAGGTGAAATCTGGGAAGGTTATAAAATTGGAGATGATATTTATTTAGATATAAAACCTATAGAAAGTCAAGAGTTTTCTTTAGAACATCCAAATGAATGTAACTTACCATATATAGGTGCTGTATATTCTGACGATAATTCTCAGTACACATCGATGATAGATGTTATGAGACCATTACAATACATGTATATAATTATATGGTTTAGATTAGAGGTAGCATTAGCTAGAGATAAAGGTAGAGTACTAACGATGGACATTACTCAGATACCTAAATCAATGGGTATTGATGTCTCAAAATGGATGCATTATCTATCAACACTTGGAGTTAACTTAGTTAATCCATATGAAGAAGGTTGGGATATACCTGGTAGACAAGGCGGACAAGCAGCTTCATTTAATCAAATATCTTCATTAGACTTAAGTATGTCTAAGGTAATTGCTGATTATATCCAATTAATGGATAAGTTAGAAGGTATGATTGGTGAAATGGTTGGTGTATCTAAACAACGACAAGGTTCTATTGCAAGTAATGAATTAGTAGGTAATGTAGAGAGATCTGTTATACAGTCATCTCATATTACTGAACCATTATTTTGGAAACATAACCAAGTTAAAAAACGAGTATATGCTGCATTACTTAGAGAAGCAAAAACTGCATGGGCAGATAGTAATCAAAAGAAATTACATTTTATAATGGATGACACATCTAGAGCATTCATTAATATAGATGAGGATTTCTTATTGGCTGATTTAGGTATATTTATGTCTGATTCTTCTAAAGAAGACAGAGATATTCAGGCACTTAAAAATCTAGGACAAGCTGCTGTACAAGGCGGTGCTTCATTATCAGAAGTGGCAGAATTAGCTACCTCAGATAATGTAACTATTATGAAGAATAAGCTCAAAGAAATTGATGCTAGAAAACAAGAGTTAGATCAACAAGCACAACAACAACAACAAGAAGTACAAATGGCACAGATTAAGTCTGCCGAACAAATGAAGGCTGAAGAGAATAGAATTAAGGAAGAAGATTCTATGCGTAAAGCTGAAACTCAAATTGAAGTGGCTTACATACAAGCGGACGCACAACAAGAAGAGGGTGATGGTACTGACTATAATAAGATTGCCATAGATAGAGAAAAAGTTAATTTACAAAGAGAGAAGCAGAACACTGATGAAACTTTAGCTCAGAGTAAGTTAAGTGAAGAACAAAGGAAAAATAGAGTTCAGGAAAGCATTAAGCGTAGTGAACTTGAAATTAAACGTAAGGTAGCTAATAAACCTACCCCTAATACAAATAAATAATGAGCGATAAAGAAGAAAACTTATTTGGTGGTTTTGACGAAGTATTTGCGCAACTAGCAACTCCGGATGCTGTGCGTGAAACAAGTAACGTCAGTAAACTAAATTTGTCCTCTGATGAAGCTGGATCTCTTGCGGAAGAGATTGATCCAGAAGAATTAGAAAGAAGAGCGAACGCAAAACCTACTAAGGTTGAGCCAGTAGTAGCAGAAGAAGTAATTGAAGAAGATGAGGAGGAAGATGATGAGGAAATTGATGTTCCTATTGAACCTACTATTGAAGAGGAAGAGGAAGACGAAACAGAAGAAATATCTGAAGTGGATGATGAGATCTCTGACGCAGAAATAGTATCTCCATTTTTTGACCTATTTTCAGAAGAATTAGGTTGGGAAGTTGAAGACGAAGATAAACCAAAAGATATTAAACAATTGGTTGATCTAATGTCTGGCATCATAGATTCTAATTCAAAACCTATTTATGCTGACGATGAGATAGCAAAAATGGATGAGTTCGTAAAGAACGGTGGTAATTTAAATGAGTATTATCAAAGAACTATAGCAGGTGTTAACGTAGAAACCGTTGACTTAGATAAAGAATCTAACCAAAAAGCTGTAGTAACTGAGTTCTTAAAAAGTACTACTGGGTTATCGGACACAAGAATTGAAAAACGTGTAAATAGATATGATGAATCTGGTACTCTTGAAGAGGAAGCTGAAGAAGCACTTGATATGCTTAAAGAACATAAGGTAAAAGTTCAGGAAAAGCTATTAAAGGATCAGAAGAATGCTAAGAAGGTACAACTTCAAGAGCAACAAAATTTCGTATCTAACGTACAGTCGGAAATAGAAGGTATGAACTCTATCAATGGGCTCCAACTTTCTAGCAAAGATAAAAAAGATTTAGTTAATTACCTATTTAAGGTAAATGCTGAGGGAAAAACAGCATATCAAGATGACTATCAAAAGTCTATCAAAAATTTAATTGTATCTGCGTACTTCGTTAAAGAAGGAGACAAAGTGTTCTCTAAAGTTAAAAAGACTGCAGATAACGACGCAATTAAAACTTTGAAAAAACGAATCAAAAATAAGAAATCTAGCAATAGAAATCAAAAACCTTATACAGGTGGGAATTCAAATGATATTTTTGACGCCCTAGATGCTGCAAGTAAGGTTTTAAGTAAATAATAAAATCAGAAGAAAAAAATGATAAATAATGTATTAAACGACCTGCAGTTGTACAAGTCTAAACACTTCTCAGGATTAGTTGACGAAAATATGTTAGCTAATGCTTTGGCAACAAAACCACATCAGGTGTCTACAGTACTATCTTACATCTTCGGTCGCTACGAAAATAACACTCTAGACTTCCTTACTTCAGGTATGGGTAAGACAATGACTGTTGAAAATCGCCAGTACGAATGGCCAGTAGCAATTGAGCATGATAAGGCAATCAGAATCAAAGATGCAAAATGGAACAATGCTTCTATTACATCTAACATGACTCCAGGTATTGATGGAACTCCTATTCAAATATGGGTTGCAGAGAAATGGTTTGGCGTTGGTGCTGTACTAGCATTCGATGACAGAAATTTCCAAGCACGTGTAATGGCAGAGCCTTTCCAAGATGGAACAGACTTTGTATATACACTACAGGTTATTGGTGGAACCAATAGATATATTGATCCTGCTTATTTAACAGTAGGTTCAAAGGTAAGTAGAGAAGGTTCTGCTTACGAAGAATATAGTGATGAAGCTGATATCGTGAACTATCAAACTCCATTCATGTTAAGAAATCACTTAACTACAATGAGATTGAAGTATGATATCACAGGTAGTGCATATAGCTCAGTAATGGTTATAGCATTCAAAGATCCTAATTCAGGTCAAGAATCTTATTTATGGTCAAACTACCAAGAGTGGAGAGCTCTTAGACAATGGTTTGAAACTGTAGATAGATTCCTAGTTTATTCACAATTTAATGCTAATGCAGACGGAACTACTTCCTTAAAAGGAACTAATGGTCGACCAATTTATATTGGTGCAGGTCTATTAGAGCAAATTTCGCCTTCAAATAGAAAGTATTATACTGAATTAAGCGCTGATCTTTTAGAAGACTTCTTATTCGACCTATCATATAACATCTTAGGACAAGGTGAACGTAAGTTCGTTGCTCTAACAGGTGAAATGGGTATGAAAGAATTCGATAGAGTTCTTAGAGAAAAAGCTTCAGGTTACACACTAGTTGACAGTATATTTGTAACTGGTAGTGGACAAGACTTGACATTAGGTGGACAATTTACAACTTACAAAATGCTTAACGGTATTGAGTTAACGTTGAAACATTTCCCACTTTATGACAATACAGTATATAATCGTAAATTACACCCTGTAACTAAAAAGCCTCTTGAGTCATATAGAATGACTTTCTTAGACTTCGGTATGAGAGATGGAGAAGCTAACTTAGTTAAAGTGGTTCGTAAAGACCGATCAATGACTATGTGGCATGTAGCAGGTTCAGTAGCTCCAGGAGCAGGACACGCGAAATCTACTAACGTACTTCGTTCTAATGGTAAAGATGGATACACAGTATTCTTCTTAACTGAAGAAGGAATCATGTTAAAAGATCCTACCACTAGTGGTGAACTAATTTGTGACGCTGAGTAATTCACGCACATACAAAACAGGTCCTAGGGGAGCCTTAAATCCCCTAAGTACTTTAAAAACATAGGAAGATGATAGTAGTATTAAGACCAAAAGAACCCAAAGTATGGTCAGGCGTTAATCAATATAGGAATTGTCACACAGACATTGCAACATTTTGGTTAGAGAATGGCAACAAACATACAGGATTAAATGAAGAAGACGAAGCAAGATTAAGCCATAAATTAGGATTTGATTTAAAACCAAATTCACCTTATTGGAAAACATTCTTTATCAGAAACACAGGAGAAGATATCTCATTAAATACAGATGTAGATATAGACGAATTAAGATATTTATTCTTAGTTGGTAGTGAAGGTGTTAAAGGACATAAATTAGTGCAAGCTTCTTTAAGCGAACCTAAAGCAACAGCAGATTATATTATGGTTAATGAGGAAGAAGAAGCTAAAGTTAAGAACTCAGCCTCTAAACTTAAACGTAAAGCATTTAAAGAATTTGATAAATTATCAGCAACAGAGGTTAGAAAAGCTCTTAGATTGTATGGTATGAAAGCAGAACAAATGAGTGCAGAACAAGCTGAAAATAATTTATTTGATTTGGTAGAGGAAGATCCTACAAATTTCATAACACTTTGGGTTAACAACAAAACAAGAGAGACTCAATTTTTAATTGAATCTGCTATTTCTAAGAACGTAATTCGTAAGAATAAGAACTCTTACTATTATGGTACTGACGCTATAGGATACTCAATGTTTGACACCATAGCATTCTTAGAAGATAAGAAAAACAATGATATTAAGATAGCCATTAAAAATGGCATTGAAATAAAGTAATATGAATATTACAGATATGCATACTAATCTGAACCTAGAGATCGATAAAAGTGATACTCTGGATTCAGTAGGATTTGAAACTGAAGAACTTGATTATTGGCTGAATTCAGCCATTCGCTCATTCGCAATAACGCGATATAAAGGTTCGAGTTCTGCTAGGGGAGAGGCTTTTGAACAAAATCAAAAGAGGGTTGACGACTTAAGAACCTTAGTAGAAGAAGAAGTGATAATCCCATCAAGAGGAACTGATTCATCTGACAAGCCTAATAGTTATAAGGCTTCTCTCCCATCTTCCAACACTTACTGGTTTACATTAAGTGAGGAAGTACTGATTGCATATCAAACTGCTACTACCGCTGCTGGGACAAGTGCCTTAGCTACTGGTAGTATATACAAAGTATCTGGAAATGTGTTACACGCTGGAAATCCATATGTAGATGGTGACTATTTTATAGCTACCGCTGCATCATATAGTGGAAATCCAACAGGACAAGTTTATCTTTGTTCAGTCAAAAGACAAGGAATCACTCAAACCACAGCAGATACTTATACATTTCATATAGATAACCCGTATAGTGAATATCATCTAGAGAACTATTTAGCCAGACCGTTACGTTTATTCAAACAAGACGAGGTTGAATTGATCACTGATGGTGATTATGGTGTTGTAAACTATTATATTAGGTACTTATTTCAACCAGCAGAGGTTGTTTATAATACAGTTAATTGTGATCTACCTGTGCATACGCACGATGAGATCGTAAAAATGGCTGCTAATATGATATTAGAAAATACTGAAAATCCTAGATACAGGACACATCTAAATGAACTGTTAAAAACTGAATAATTATTAAAACAAAAATAAAATGTCACAAAGAAAAGTAAACAAACTTATTATAGGTAAAGAGATTGCTAGAACTGAAGATCTAGTAATTGAAGGCGCTAGTCAAAATATTGCCATAGGTGAAGTTTTCGTTGCAGATAAGTACAAGAAAGTTTTGGCTACTGCTGCTACAATCGCGACAACTGACACTATTTATATTGGTGTTGGATTAGCTGACACTCATGAATATAGTTTACCAGATGGTACTGTTATAACAGGTACAAAAAGAATTTCGTGGTCTGCTCCTATTCAAGGTACAAACGTATTGGCCTATACAGGTCTTTCAGGTGGTACTACTGCTACAGAGCGTTCAGCGAAAGTTGATATTACTGCTGCTACTAACTTTGAACCAGTTATTGGTACAGAGTATGTAATTAGAATTGTATATAAGGACATCAACGAACGTCCAGGACAATTCACACAAACATTTAGAGTTACTGCAGCTACTACAACTCCAGCTGATTTAACAAATCTATTTTTAGCTGAAATAAATCAAGTGGGTCCTAGTGGAACATTTGAATCTAGAATAATTGCTACCAATGATACTAATGATTTAGTACTTACAGGTAAAGTAATTCCAGGAAATGCTAGTAACGATGAGATTGACGAGTATAGTCAAGTTGACTTCGTAGTTGGATTATTTTCTGATAACTTTAACGATTGTGTAGTAACTTATCCTACAGATGCTTTAGCAGGAATAGGTAACCCTAAACTTATAAGAGACAAAGAGAAACACGCAAGAGCTTTTGAAGGAGTAACTAATTTAGTTAACTTCCCAGTTATTAAGCCTACAGTGCTTACAGACATGGCCAAATGGTATGATGTAATCGTTATAGAGCATGATCAAGAGTATGTATCAGGTGATAACCAATACAGAAAAGAAGCTCCTCTAACAACTGAAATTTATATTCCAACGGGCGCTGCTCAGACAACTACTGATCCTACTTCAGGTGTAGATGCTGTACAGGTTGCTTTAAATGCTTGGATGGTATCATTACCAAAAGCGTTTAGTTCTGTTAGTGTATAATAATAGTTAGAATAAAAACATAAACTGATAAAGAGGGGGCTCGGAGAAATCCTTGCCCCTTTTTTTAATATAAAAAATTAAAATAATGGCTTTAGGATTAACTTTTGAACAATCTAATAACGGCAAAATATTAACTATTACTGACGCTAGTACAGATACTCCAGATTATACAGGATTAACATTTACTATAAGCTTAAATGGGGCAACTCCTAGTGCTATAGATGTTAGCGGTATAACACAACTTGGAGATACTGTTGAAATAACAGCAGATGAAGTAGGGCAAACACTTGACACAGCGTTTTTAGATGGTGTATATACCATAACATATGATGCTACTAACGAAGCTGTAGTAGGTTATAACACATTATTAGACTATAATGTTAGATATTGTGTATATGATATATATAGACAATTACCTGATATACATGCACAAGCAAATTTATGTACTAATAAACAAGTTGAGAGAACTTTATTTATGGGTACTATGTTGAAAGCATTGGAATATTCAGCTGCATGTGGACAAGTAAATGAAATAAATACTATATTAATAACATTGCAAGCGCTTTGTTTAAATCCTGGTATCAATGAGTGCTATAACAATTAGTTCGGATAGTCCCGCATTTAGTTATCAAGCTCCATCATGTGTTATAGA